GGACAATATACCCTAACAAGTACAAGGACAATCGAATCGATAATGACACGTCACCTCTGGATGGGTTTATTGAGTTCTACCAATCGCTAAGTAAGACTCACATATTGGTGGTCAACAGCGCTAGATGTGAGGATGAGAAACAAATCGCTTTGATAGATGATTATCTAAAGCACAATGGAATACCAATGAAGGTATGCAGATTCAAACCAATGGCTCACTTTTATGTGGATGATAAAGGAATTTCATTCACTGGAGACTGGATTGATATAAAGAGGCAGATTCAAAAATAATGAATAACTATTCATATTAGCAAATACTAATTAACGCGCTCATTGAAATATTTTAGGTAAAATTAAAACACTAAAACTTCCTGTAACGCTCTGTGCGGGGAGTTTTATATTTTAACTCTCGTTGCCATGCTTGAAAAATCCCCGCACGACCACTGTACTGCACGTTTCGCCTGTAAAAGCTTTAGGTACTCCGCCGCCAGATGGAAAATCGCGCCGTTTAGCCCAGAGCGCCCACCTCTCGCAAAATTAGCATTTCCTAATACAAGTAAACCCGATATGCATAGATACTCACGTTCGTGAATATTTTGCAGATAAAGAACTGTGGTTTACATTCATGTATAATCATCAAAAACAGGATGGTAAACCATGAAGCAAAAACTTTTAGGAGCGTCCCGCATCGCGGAGTTAGTTGGCATCAGTCGACAAGCGGTGACAAAACTTTTTAATAAAAATTGGCCTGACGCAAAAGTCGGGAAGTCTTGGAACGTCTACGATCCGGGCGTTTTTGAGTATCTCAGATCTAAAGATGTTGACGTTGTAAATTCCGATCTAAAATCATCAAGCAAGCGAATAGATCCGCAAGCTAAAAACCCTGTAAATCAACGCCAAGATAAACATGCAAAAGCTGGAAGAGGCAAAAGTTTACAGCCAGACTCTTCTGGTTTACACGCAAATGGCGGAGTTTACGGAGAACCACCAAGAGAAATGCCAGACATTTCAGACCTTCCAGAAATGAGCTTGAGAGAGATTGCTTTTTATCATGGTACGGATGAGGAGTTCAGAGGTTGGGCCGATGCTTTTAAGAAGGTTCAAGATGGCATAGAGAAGGAGCTAAAGAACAAAAAGCTTAAGGGTGATGTAATTGATCGGGAGTTCGTGCGGACAAACATTGTTGGCGTTATTGAGGAAATGACATCAAGGATACTGGTTGACTACCCTAGGAAGTTGGTCGAGATGGTGTATGCACATTGTGAATCTGGAGATCCAAAAGAGGACGCAGAGGAGAGTGTTAGGAGCGAGCTTGGGAAGCCAATAAAAGCATCAAAGGTTAGAGTGGTGAACAACATTGACAAGGCTTGATTTGCTTAGGTGATTAGGACAATGTATAATTTACCAATCACCAACAGTAAGGAAAGGCAATGAGAAATATAACTCCAGAAGACCTAGCGCCGGGTACGATTCATGATTCGGCGAATTTCGGCAAGTTTGAAATTTTAGAGTACAAGAATAAATCAAACATAAAAATAAAATTCCTCAACACTGGCACCATTAGAACTGCTCGATCTCACACAATAAGAAACAGTAGTGTGAAGGATAATTACGCACCTAACGTATATGGGATCGGTTATGTCGGAGAGGGTGAATACTCTGCGAATGATACTGATTTTTACTCGAGATGGGTTTTAATGCTTAGTAGGTGTTACTCTGAAAGGTATCAAAAAAACTTCCCAACTTATATAGGTTGCACTGTTTGCAAGGAGTGGCATAACTTCCAGAATTTCGCAAAGTGGATGAGTGATAAGGATTACAAGGACAAGCAACTCGATAAGGATATCTTGATTAAAGGTAACAGGGAGTATTCACCTTTAGCATGCATGTTTGTGACCCAAAAAGAAAACGCAACTGAAGCAATAGCCAAACACTACAAGTTTGTATCCCCATCTGGCGATGTGGTTGAGATATATAATATGAAAAAATTCTGCCTTGAGAACAACCTTAACCCAAAGGGAATGTCAAAAGTTAACACTGGGTATAGAAATAAATACAAAGGTTGGAGCAAATATGTTGAATGATCAGGAGTGGTTAAAGCAACAGATACTGGGTATAAAAGATGCTCACGAGGTTATGACTGTTAGTAAGTTTGCAGAAACAAACCGATATTTACCCGCCTCAGTAACACCTATGGCTGGCTATTACTCGTTTGATGTGACGCCTTTCTGGAAAGAGGTTGTGGACTGCATGAGTTTATCCTCTCCAGTTCGTGTTGTTGCTGTCCAGAAATCTGTGCAAGTTGGCGCTACAGTTGGCTTGCTAGAGAATACAATTCTGTATTGTATCGGTCACGTTAAAACAGCACCCGTCATGGCATTGACAGCAGATGCAGAGATTGCCCAGTTGAGGATATCCCAATATGTGATGCCCATGTTAGAACACTCCGGTATGTCTCACTTGATACAGTCGAATGAGGGTGAGAAAGGAAGTCGTAAAACAGGTAAGACAAAGGATAAAATATCGTTCCAAGGTGGAGGGTTTTTATTGCCTTTTGGATCAAATAATGCGGCAAAACTCAGATCATTTTCAATTCAATATTTATTAATAGATGAGCCTGACGGTTTTAAGATGTCAGTTGGTCGAGATGGTGATCCGGTTAAGCTCGCATTCGATAGGACAGCTGCATACGCTCAAAGTAGAAAGATAATACTGTTATCAACTCCGACAATTAAAGGTCAGTCTAAGATTGAAGACCATTACATGATGGGCGACCAGCGCAAGTATCACACACCGTGTAAGCATTGTGGGTACATGCAGGAATTAGAGTGGAACAAAGTCAATAAAGAAACTGGCGAGGTATATGGCCTAACGTTTAACCATGATAACGGAGTTCTTGATATCGACTCCGTGCGTTACATTTGCAAAAACTGCGGTGGTGAACATCGAAATGCTGATAAGCAAAGAATGTTAAAGCTTGGCAAGTGGAAGCCTACAGCTGTACCAAAGGAACCCGACCGACGAAGCTATCATATAAGCGGCCTTTATTCTCCAGTTGGCTTTAAATCCTGGGAGCAAATAGTGTATGAATGGTTCGAGTGCTGGGACGTTGTTAGAAACCAAGTCAGGAGCGTTGAAAAGCTTCAAGTATTTATGAACAACAACCTTGGAAAAACTTTCCGCAAAGAAAACGACAAGCTCAAACTTACCACCATGTACGGACACCGACGTACTGAGTACCGATTTGGTGAAATACCTAACTACTTGTCAGAGCGATCTTGTGATAGTGAGATCATGCTTTTGACTTGCGCGGTCGATGTACACAAAGGTAATTTAGCTGTTGCTGTGTTCGGTTGGACTGTGCAACATAGGGCATTTTTGATTGATTACTGGCGGTTAGAGGGTGATTGCGAATCGTTAGATGGCGACCCATGGCTAAAACTGAAAGATATCATCTACAACAAAGTGTACATTGCTGACGATGGTAAGAAGTACCGAATCCAGTTAACACTTATCGATAGTGGTTACATGCAGCACAACGTTTTAGAGTTTTGCGCTAATACTGATGGAACGATCCCAATCAAAGGTATCCCAGACGCTCAGAAAGGTGCAACGTTTAGCGAGTTCAAGCAAGTAGAAACCAAGATGGGTATTCCTGCGTTTAACATCAACGTAAACTTTTACAAGGATCGCTGGTATCCAACACTAAAGCGCCCGTGGATAGAGTCAGGCAAGCAGCAAGAATACTGCTTTAACGTGCCTAGCGACGTGACAGAGAAGCAGCTAAAAGAACTAACGGTAGAAACTAAGGTTGAAGACATTAACCCTGTTACCAATGCTCTGAAAGGTTTCAAGTGGCACCGTCCATCGGGTGCCGACAACGAACTTTTTGACCTTATCAACTACAATAACGCGGCCATTGATATCTTGGCGTGGGATATTCTAGTTAGACAGGGCGAAAGAGATACGGTTTCTTGGTTAGAGTTCTGGGAATTTTGTCGGACTGGCAATTCTGGCGAACCGTACTTCTACGAACAATAACTAAAACCCCAAGGTGTGATAATATTGTGTTATCGCACCTTTTAATATTTGGAGCACAACATTTATGAGCGATTCATTTTTGTGTGGATTGATTAGCGACATTGAAGCGAACATAACAGCGGCTATGACTGCTAGTTTAGAGTTGAGCACAGATGCTATTGAGAGCTACACGTTTAACACTGGTCAGACTGTACAAACGGTCACAAAGGCCAACTTAAAAGACCTTCAAGCATACATTGATAGCCTATTGGCACGCCGCGACACATTGCGCCAACGTTGCGGCTTGGATAGTGGTTCATTTAACGCGGGGCCAGCTTACTGATGTTCGACAAAATAAAAAGCTTCTTCTCCACCAGGGTTTAGTGTTGTCATTAATGCCACTT